TACTTCTTCTTTCGGAATATTAAAACATCTGCAGTCGAACATTGCTCCTTTTATGATCGCATCCATATATCGGCTATTTAATTCATCTTCATTAGACCAAATAGTTTCGTAGAATTTTTTTTCAAAACATTTATTAAATACCATTGTAGCCATAGATGCCAGAATGCTGCAAAGTTTATCAACTCGATAGTTGAAGAAACAATCCGTATCTAATTTATCATAATCAACTAATAGCAGCGTAATTTCGTCACTCTGCTGGTAACTCATTTTACAACCCTGTACATTTTCGCAGAGATACTTTGCTGTTTCCTGCATAGATTTGATAAAAACTTCATCAAATGGTCTTTTAAATCCTTTCGTGAATGAATGTCCAGCTCTCATGTCAAGACGGCAAATTACTGGCGTTCTACGCTGAAGATAATACCTGTTCCTACTTTCATATTCTTTCATTCTATTACCTAAATCGTCTCGTACCATATTAATCCTCCGTATTATTATATTCTCTCATTCCACTTCTGAATTGCTTCATTTTGAGCTTTATTCTGTTCTTCATAACTGTAAATACTTGCTCCACTAGATCCACCTCTAGCATGACATCTATTGCATCTGACAGAATATGTGATATTTGAGCCTCTCGTCTTTTGATCTAATTTTAACTTGTCATATTCACAGAATGGACACGGTTTCAATTCTTTGTCTTCAATATTAATCATGCTTTATACCTTTCTGTATTTTTCAATGTCTTCTTCTCTCGCAAGTTTACAATATGGATAACAATAACTGTCTCCTTTAGAAGACCAAGATGTTCTACCTTCAGAAAAAACTTCGAATTTATAATCGTTAGCTAAATTACAATATTTACAAAAATATCTTCGAATCCATAGATCATTTTTGTCATTTCCTACCAACACCGGTGTATCTGCAGGAACTTTTGTCCAGTCAATTTCCAACTCTATATACTCAGAATTTGCCCAATTTTCAAATGCACAATCACACTTATCTTCGCCCATATTATCAAAGTCACATTGTTCGCAGTCATATACATCATCGCAAGTACATAATTTTTTACCAATTTTAGCAACTATACAGTGTTTTAACGCAATCTTAAAAATTTCATCCCTATACTTCTCTTTGTTTAACATTTATGACACCTCGCTCATCCTCTGATTACATCTCCACTAACTACTACCAGAAACCCGTGTTCAATTCCCTCTTCTGGGTCATTCCATTCCTGAGATTCAATAACTTCTTCATCAAGATCATACCAATCTCCATCCAGCGGAATGATTCTACCATCCACAGCAGCAAAACAACCTGCGAAAGTCCCATGTTCTTCATCACAGCCTGGGTAATCGATTCTATAGGATACATAATCATAATCCTTATCCTTAATTAATTCTCCGATAGTGGGATATGGCTCATCATATTTAATAAAGTCACGATTTTTCATATGTTTTCACTCCTTCTAGAATTTTCTCCTCTAATCATTTGAAGACATGTATTAAAACCTGCTGTCCACCCACGATCGAAGCTACATAGATCTTCATCTCCATTTTCTTCTTCTGGCAGCTTCTTCAATGGACACCCTTTCATTAACTCATCCCACGAATCACCAGCATTGAAATTTGCATCATCATCTTGTACTATGCATTCATCTGCACCATTTAATAATAGACAATGTATGCATTTCTCTGGCGTATCCATGACTAATACTGATTTATCCATATTATGTTCTCCCTCAATTCAATAATTCTTTGTCAATAATCTGGAAATTAGCTCTGTGAATATACAGCGCCTTTCCGTCAATCATTAATTTTGTCGTTTTCGGCAGATCTTCGCATACCTCATAATACACGCTATCGCCAGAATAAGCACAAATCGGATCACCAAGCTGAGATTGGATGACGACTACACGAGCCTTTCCAAAATAATTCTTAAATCTATTGACAACGCTTGCAATAATAACATTCTCTCCAAGACTACCATCAGTTTTACTATTAATTACCTCTGGACTTTGAAAATCCACATCAGGATTTAGTCCTTTTTCCGCAAAGATCATTGTAGTACCGCAGTTCTCCACTTCCTTGCCATCAATTGTAACCGTAACTACGCTGGACAATTTTTTCGTATAACCCCAACTGCCATCTGAATACGTTTCTTCTTCTACAATATTGGAATGCAGGTCAATTTTCTGTCCACTCATATCCATGAACTTTTCACCTTCATTCGTATAGAACGAAGCATTATATGTATTACCCGTGATGGAACCATTGAGATCGTTTACTTCGCTATTCAACCCTTCACATCCAGTAAGGCATGATACCGCAAGTGCTGCCATTAGAATTCCTGCTACTAATTTTTTCTTCATGTGTATTTTCTCCTTTATTTTTTTATAAATGTCACCCGTAGCTATGACACCACGGATGACAAAATATTATTCTCCAATACTTACGATAGGAGTATTACTTCCCTGTACCTGCGGAACATCGCCGCTCCACTTTTCAATCTTTTGCTTTTCGATAAGCTCTGGAGTAAGAGATTCTGCAATCTTTTTATTTGCTTCAGCTTCCGCCTCTGCTTTAATTCGAGTGGCTTCTGCTTCACCTTCAGCCTGGATCTTCTTCTGTTCGGCTTCAATTGTGGCTTTTTCTTTTTCCTGTTCTGCTGCAATAAGCGCTACTTCCTTATCCTTATCGGCCTGTACCTTAGCTGTCTTTGCTTCGATATTTGCCAGCTCAAGTTCCTGCTGTGCAGTTACTTTTCTCTGGATCGCTGCAGACGTCTCCGAATCCGTTACAATATTGGTAAAATTAACAGTGTCAATAACAATACCATATGGCTCAAATTTTTGTTTCAGATATACATCAAGAGCTTCATTTAATTCCTGACGTTTGTCCCCAAATACATCAGTAACAGGGAATTTTGCTGTAACTTCCTGTGTCCAAGCTCTCATCTTTGGCTTGATAAACGTATTTTTTACAGTCTCTCCAGACTGACCTTTAAACATCGTAAATGTCTTTGTGATTCTATCTGGATCAAATTTGTAAGAGAACTCAAGATCTACAGTAAGAGATTTTCCGTCAGATGTTGGTGTAGAAAAACTTTCATCTTTTGGAGAATCACCCTTATCTTCGGATGTAAGGTATGACTGCTCAATACCAACCGAATATGTAGTTACTTTTTTCGTAGGAGATACAAAATGCCATCCCTGTGTTAGCACCTGATCGGAAATTCCGCTTGAGAAGTTATACACAACTCCTACATATCCTGCTGGAACTCTTTCCATACATTTGATACCAACGATCAAACCTGCTGCAAGAACTACTCCTAAAACAATTCCGCCTAATTTACCATTTTTCATTTTTCTTTCTTCTCCTTTTCTTTATGTTTTTCATCGTCTTCCATTGTTTCTATCGTATCGTCTATGATACGAAGTAGGAATTTTCCTAATGGCTGGAACAGAAAAGTCAACAGAAACCATAAAATTACTGTAACTAATACTGCTCCAAGGATCAAAATTGGATTCACATCATCACCTCCTCATCTTAGATGTTTCCAAAAATTTCATTCTTGACTTTATACTCTCTATGGTCTTTGTGAACTACCCACGAGCTAAAGCTCGTTGGGCTTCCTGCTTCAACGTC